GATGAACAGTTGTACCTTGCTTTGATGGCCTCAACTGTAAGCTTCGTGGATCCTGATCCTGGACCCTTGATCCACTGTGCGCGTGAAGAACGCCCTGTGCACGATGCAGCAAGGAGTTTGAAGAGCAACGGTTTTTCAGTGCCAAGACTGAACACGTACTTATTCGCAAACTCGTTGATGCGGATGATCTGCGCTGGGTCACTTGTGCCAGAGAGCCACCGCATGATCACCAGTGGGTGAGCGGCTTTCTTGCCTTCATCGGTGAGCTGGTCGTACGCTTGAAGGTTGCGCTTGTTCAGCTGCCCAAGGAAGGCAAAGAGGTCGAATGAGTCGCGATCAGCCATTTGAGAACTTTAATCCGTTGAAGTACCGACGAATGATGTACCCACGGATCAAGCTGATCACTGTGAAGTACGCGCCCATCAACAGGTTGTCATGGAATGGGATGTGGATGCCGAACAATGGGAAGATCGCAAGCTGTGAAGCAATGGCGACCGCGTAGCCTACAGCTGTGTTTGCACAGGTTTCAACTGCGGATAGGAATCGCGATTGACTCATTCTGTTCTCGTAAATAAAGCTATACACAGGAGAACCCATGTTTCGCGATTGCAAGTACACCAGATGGTATTTTCAAATTATAACTAATCCGGATCCATCAGCAACTTACACAGAGGACCATCACATCGTGCCTCGAAGTCTTGGTGGGTCAAATGCAAAATCAAATCGTGTTAAGCTGTCGGCGCGCCAACATTTTGTGGCACATCTGCTTCTCACAAAGATGACAGAAGGACAAGCCAAACACAAGATGATTTGGGCTCTTCATCGCATGGCGTTTAGTAGTGGCCCTGATCATCAACGCAAATTCAAATCAAGCGAGTATGAAATGGCTCGCAAAATTTTCAAACTCCACGCCTCGTCATCGCAAAAGGGGCGTGTCTTTACTGAGGAAACATTGGCCAAGATGCGAGAGAGTTCACGTAAGCGTTGGGATCGCGTGGCAGCCGGACTAGAGCAACATAAGACGACTAAGGGCTACAAATACAAGCAGAAGAAAAAGCGAAAACAAACGGGGTCACTTAGTATAGAAACCCGCGCCAAAATGGCTGCTGTCAAATGGATGTGCCACCCCGCACATCCAGCTTGCCGCGTAGCTCCTGAATTTACTGACTCTTATCTCGCTTCTGGCTGGAAGTTTGGGCGAGTGTGGAAAGTTCAATGAACAGCGCAGCTATGTTGATCTCTGGATCTGCAACAAACGCGTGCTTGTACATGTAATCCGCGATCATAACCACGGCTTCATCCTGCTTGAGATTTGTCCTGTGAAGATTATTGTAAACAAACGGAAACACATCCTGCAGTTCTTCCTTCGAGGCTGACTCGCAGACCAGCTTTCGAGCCGCCTTCAGATCACCTGTCTCAAGCAGTGGCAGCAGTTGGAGCTTCCAGTCTGCAACAGCACCTTCACCTTGAATGGCCAGCTTGCCGCTCTTGGAACCAGCTTCGAGGAGTTGAAGGGTCTTGCGAACGTCTGGGTAACCAGCTTCCACAACCTTTTCGAGATCTTCAACTTCGAACTCGACGTTTTCAGCGACGAGAACATCGGCCATACGAAGCAGTACTGCTTCACGATCAGGCTTTGAGAACACGAACTCCTGCATCCGTGAGCGGATGGCTGGCATGATCTTGTTCGCGTAGTTCGCCGTTGCGATGAAGCGGCAAGAACCACTTACATCCTCGATCAGCCCACGGAGCAGAGCTTGTCCGTCCAATGAAAGGTGGTCCATCTCTTCGAGCTGAACGACCTTGAACTCGCCCATCGCCATGGTGTACGCGAAAGTCTTGACCTTCTCACGAATGGCGTCAATCTTCTCGTCAGAGCAGTTCACTCGCAGCGTGTCTTCTGGAAGAACCTTGAGCTCATTCAGCAGCACGCCAGAGAGCGAAGTCTTGCCAGTACCTTGGACACCGACCAAGAGCAGATTTGGTAGGTTCTTTTCTTTGACGATGGCTTCGAACGTGTTCCGCTCTTTGTCAGAGCCGAAAATGAGTTGGTTGAGAGTCTTAGGCCGGTATGCTTCGACCCAGAGTTTATTCAGCGGCATACTTGTCCTCGTAAGTAATGAGACATTTTAGACCGTTACAGCGTCGAGTGAATCCTCGAAATGGGTCATAAACTGGGATAGTACAGAGCCCAGAAAGGGTGCCATTGGCACCCTTCGGTCGATGAGATTCAGCGTTGCTTCGAGTAGAAATCAGAGTGCGTTGAAGCGCGGACGTCCTGATCGAAGTACACAGCGGCCTGTTCACGCACGTCATTGAGCGTAGAACGGTGCGGCGGCTTCAAGTCATTTAGCTTGATCTCGGCCCGTTCCTTCTTAGCGGTTTGAGATGGCTGGACCAAAGGCTTGGCGACGACCGGGGGCGCCGGTGACACTTGTTCGCGCTGGACAATAGGCACTACAGGCGCTGGTTCCGGCTCCACCTGGGGCTCAAGAGGTTCAAGCTCGAGTTCATCAAGCAACTGATCTGTGAAACCCTCGTCGAACTTTGGGGTTGCTGGAATGAAGGACTCAGTGGCTGCCATCTTGTCGTGCACACGCTCCTGTTCTTCGCGAACATTCTGCGCATGTTGTCGAGCTTCCATAATCCGGCGAGACTCTTCCAATGCGGCAATAGTCTCAGCGTTTGGGACTTTTGGCTCAACTTCAGGCTCTGGCTCCGGCGGCCCGGGCTCAGGGTCAGCAGGGTCCTCGTCGTCAGGTGGCTTCGGTTTCTTGCGCTGATCAAGGAGGAAGTTACCAGCTACGATCAAGAACACGGCCAATGGGTCAAACACGAAGATGATCATGAGCACGACGTACTTGACCGCAACCTCAACTGGAACGTCGAATGCTTTGGAGATGTACAGAATCGGACCGGCTTTGGCTTCAACGCCGATCTGTTTCATTTGCATCTCTGGCAGCTGCTTGTCGATCTCTTCAATCTTCGCCTGCAACGCCTTCTGTTCGTCTTGGAACTGCTTCATCAAGCGAATGCGTTGGTTGACTGTCGTCTTCTCAGGCAAGTTCGCGATTTGACCGTCAATCTGCTTCTTGCGCTCTTCGTACTTTGCTTGTTGCTGCTTGAGCACATCCACCTTGAGGTTAGTCTCTTGCGTGCCAAGAATCGCTTTCTGGAATTCTCCAGTCAGATATCCTGCGGCACCAGCGGACGTGATCAACATCGTCACGAAGGCGGCGACAAGAGCGTACCCCTTCATCACGTATCCCATTTTGCTCCAATGCTTGTACAGCAACGAAACAACAATGAGCTTGCCGTAATCGAGCGCGATGGCGAGTGAGATGATGATCGGGTTTGCACCAAACAAGGTGCTCAAGCCGATCACAGACACCGCTGTGCCAAGGCCCTCAATGAGGAAAGCGGCGATGAAGGTAAGCGCGATGAAGATCATTTATTCAGCCAGCGAGCGAGTGCTCGGTACTTGATGTCGTTGACGGTCTTCTTTTCGTCTTCAGTCAGCAAGTTCCAAAGGCTCTCAGAGATTTGGACCTCTTGCATCTCAAGAGGAAGACCCTTTTGAAGACGAACGCACGGGCAGTCGCCTGGTGGGCCAATGCAAGCGCAAGGGCCAGTGACATCATTCGTCATCTGTTTCTCCAGCTGGGCCTTCACCACAACCGTCAGACCAATCACCAACGGTTTGTTCGTCGTCTTCCCGCATGATCAAGCCTCCATTACGCCGATGAGGTCGTCCTCGCGCAGTACGAGAACCCGTGTGCTGGTGATGTTGGTACGTGAACCTTTTCCGTCGAAGAACATGACGCGATCCCCAACGTTCACGCTTGAGACCTTCGGTCCTACCGCAAGGACAACGCCTTCGAACTTCATTTCACCTTCACCGAGGAAGATGCCAGTTGACGAGGCGGTCTCAAGAAATTCTGCCGCGATGACAACGCGGTCTTGAACGGTGCGCAAATCCATGGTGATCCTCAGTATTGAACGGTGAGAGCAATGTCAGACGTAACCGCCATGACCTTGTCTGCGTTTGTCTTCCAGATCTTTTGACCTTCGAAGACCTCGTTACGAGTCCACATCAATGCTTCAATGAGGATGTAGTCACCAACCTCAACGCCAGCATCAGGGCCGACCGCTAGGACTTCGCCCCAACGTTCACCCTTTTGAGTGTTCTGAAGTTTTGGAATGATGAGGCCGGAACGCGAGCGCTCCGAAAACTCCCCACGAGAACCAGAGGTCTCATCGAGGAATTTGAATAGGATGTTGTGGCCGAATGGGCGTAGTGTTGCCATAGCTTAAGTCATGTGGTCGCCTACATAGGCGAATTTTTAGATTGTACGAACGTACAATCGGCCAGCACATGGAATTCGTGTTGACAAGCGTCAACACGAATCCTGACTTACTTGCGCTTTGGAGCAGCCTTGGCGCTGCTTGCTGCCGCCTCTTCGGCGACTTTCAGCAGTTCATTGACTGCTGGGGACTCGACAGGTTTCGTACCTTCACGCTCTTCAATCGCCACACGACGCTCTTCAACCTTCTTCGGGACAGGAACAGAGGCCAGCTGGGACTTGATTGCGAGCAGTTCGAAGTTCACGAGATCACCGCGAGCGCTACGAATTGCGTTGGACATGTGCAATTTCTCCTGGATGGGTATAAACCGCCCCAATTGAGGCAGTTCTATTTACCGTTCCCGGCGCAGAAGCAGAGTGATCTTTCACCTAAATATCTCAGGATGCATGGGGCATCCTGACTTAAGGAGAAATTATGCGCAACATTGGCGGTTTCCGCATTGGCCGCGGCCTGGCGACCTTCACAACGACACAACTGACTGCTCTGGTTGGCCGCTTCGGTCCTACTGGCACGCAAGAAGCTAACGCTATCGCTGTCGGTACGCTCGTTTTTGACACGACAGTTAGCGCTGTCAAGGTCTTCAACGGCACTGACTTCGTGGCATTGGCATTGGCAGCCTAAGCTCTAGCAGCTTATTGAAGGGTCCTCACAGAGGACCCTTTTCTTTTGCCAGGTCGATGTACGCAGAGTCCATCAAGAGCTGGGCTGCCAGCTTTTCCAGATCGTTCAGCGGTTCAATTCCAGCCTGCGCAAGCAACACTTTCTTTTCCAGCAGCTCGATGCAATTGTGAACAAACACTTTGCTGAAGTATGCGGTATCCCCGACGCCGTTCATACGCAGCCCAACAATGTCAGCGGTACCTCGTGGTTGGAGTGTACCGCGCATCCTATCGAAGATGGACAGTGGTTTTTGTTCTGGTGCGTCGTCAATCATGCATGAACTCTTCTAGTGGGACCTCAAACTTGACTGGGTCCACCATGTGCAAGCCGAGCAAAAACAAAATGAAGGACGCGCACGATGATCCGCGGCCCACACCATAAACTTGATTGGTCTCTCGAAACCGATCAAGCACGTAAATGATCACGCGCAGTAGGTCAAACAAACCGCGACGCTCAAACTCAGCCAGCTCCTGGGCCACCCGGTTAATGGCAACCTCTGTCTGTGAGTCGCCATACGCCAGACCAGGCAGGCGCTCGCCGAACACCGCCAGCACGTGCTGCTCGACGTCGAGCTTCAGATACTCAGCTGGCAGTTTCCAGGTGAACGCAAAGGAGACTGGTTCGGCACTGTTCGCCGAAAGCCGTTCGTCAGCTGGAACGTTGGCGTTGAAGCTCTCGATTTCTGGCGTCAGCTCAGTGACGCGGATTTGAGATGGTTTGAGACCACGCAAAAGAAAATGCTCCACCATTTCTGGCTGGAGCATCGAGACGCCGTCAAAGCGTAATGTTCGATCGTTGAGTTCAGTCGAGAGGGTTTTCATTTCGAAGCGTCAGCAACTCGCGCAAGTTCCTTCGACCGCAGGTGTCACACCGTTTCCGAGGTAACAGCCCTTAGCATCTGGTCCGTTCATCTTTTCTAGACGATCGATCATGCTTTTGACTTGATCAGAAGGAATCATGCCTTCATCATATCACTGGCGCGCTTCAAACGCTCTTGCTTCTGTTCCTTGGTTTCTGGTTCGGTTGGAACAGCGAGGTTCTTGGCAACCATGCGAGCGCGACGCTCAGAGTCAGTTTCCAAGCTCACCTTGCGAACGTGCAGAGCGAACTTCGTGAGCACCGTGATCGGCACTTCGACGAAGGGCAGCTCGGGGAAGAACTGCACGGCACCCCAGTTACCGGTCTTCAGGTAAACGTCCAGCGATTCGAGGTGCGTAGGATCGGTGGGGTCGAAACAAACGCGTTCAATGAGCGGCTGGCGAAGAGATGCTGCGGCAGAAATCATTTCGGTCTCCATGCGATGATGAAGAAATCATACACCGCTTGAGACCGAAATAGTTGGTTTCAGAAATTAAATTCGGGTTCAGCCGTTGACTGCGCCCTCGCAAGTGCTTACGCGCCTCCCACAGGCCGCGCGTATCCATGATCTTGCTTACGATTTCGTTTCTGATGGCTGTGGCAGATGGGTCACTTGCACACCGTACTTGCGCAACAAATGAATACCGGCGTCGTCCCGGTATAAATGTCGGAAGACCACCCGCGCTATCTCTGACTGCGTGATAAGCTTTGCGCACTCGGTACACGGGGAAAGCGTAACGTACATCGTCGCGCCATGAGCGCCGCGACCGCCGTGCTTGGTTATCTTGAGCAGGGCATTGCTCTCCGCGTGCAGCGCTTCGGGCTTGGTTGTCAAGTTCCCGTTCTCGTCGTAGATTTCGCATACGTCGTCCTCTGATCCAGCTGGCATTCCGTTGTAGCCGTCAGAGATGATCTGACGGTTCTTGACGATCAGCGCGCCGACTTGCGATCGGTTTGCTTTGCTTCGCTTGGCCCAGATTTCGGCCATCTGCATGTAGGCCTCATCGAGTTCGATGCGATTTGGGTTGATGAAGAGAGGAGGACGTGATTCAGACATGCGTCCATTGTATTCACCTGAGTCATTTCTCGTCGTTCGTTTTCGGTTCACCGCGCTTGTCGTTGACAAGCTTGGCTTGCCGTACTGCTACTGACTTGGGACTCGACTGGGTCGATTTCTTCGGCGACCTGGACGAGCATGGGGCTACCGCTCAGAATGAATAATTGCGGTGGCCGATCCGGCACTTGACCTGCCAGCCAGAATTCGAATCCGCCTTGAAGCAAGGCTTGAGTTCCGCGAGAGGGTTCTTGAGCACGAGACCCTCGTCTTCGGGCTTGAGCGTGTCGAACATCTCAGCAAAGCCTTCGTTGAAGCACTTGGCGAGCGTGATGCGCGGAGCGATGCGGACTTGATCGCCTTCATCGGTGCCGTCGAATTCTTCGAACAGCATGGTGACACGCTCTGCAAAGGTGGTGCCAACCAACTGGACACCGTCCTTCACGATTTGGTCGAAGATGTACAGCTCATCCTTCGGGCCACCAGACACCTTCGAGTGCAACAGCTCGGCCACGTACACATTCCACTTTACCCGACCTGCGAAGAACGCGTTGTGGTCACCCTGTGGAGTCCAGAGCTTGTGATCGTCGTTGTGGCGAGTCTTGTAGATGATCTCGTTGCAACGTGCGAAGATCATCGTGCAAGTGCCGTTCTTCTTCTTTTGCGCCCAGTACCCTTGGTTTTCGAAGAACGCGAGTTGAGGCTTGGCGATCTTGTTCTCCGGACGAGGAGGGTACAAGTACGAGTACGTGTGGAAGTGCATGCCTTGAGCGAGCGGGGCGAGCATGGTCAGTTTTCAGTTTCGGTGCCGATCACGACGACCAAGGAGTTCTTGGCTACGTCGACGTATGGGATCTTAGAGACGATCTCGACTTTTTCATCAGCAGATTGAAGGCCCTGCAAATAGAGCTCAATCACTTCGTCGAGTGACACGATATGAACAGTGACGTCGTACTTCATGATCAGGCTGCCTTCTTCGAACCAGGCAGCGCGACCTTCTTGGCCTTGACTTCTGGCTGCACGATTTTCTTGACATTGTCGAACAGCGCGGCCATCGGATACTCGTCGCCCAGCTTTGGCTTGATGGCCATGCAGGTGGTGACTTCGAGCAGAGCGCGATCACGCTTCTTGTACGCAACATCCAACATTTCGTCGGTCACCACGAACTTCGAGACGCCTTCCTGTTGAACGATGAAGTCTTCGGGCACGATCTTGGCAATCGCTTTTTCGACCTTGGCCAGCATGTTCTCGTCTTCGGCGTACTTAGGGTTGATCGCGAAGAGTTGCTTGGTGACTTCTTGCGAAAAGGGCTCGATGCCATGTTCACGCAGCAGCTTGCATTCGTCATCGTTCAGTGCGCTGTTCGTGCCACGCTTGCGCATTTCGATGGAGGCAGAACCGAAACCATCGATACCACGGAAGCTTTCAGGGCGGCCGGCTGTGTCCATTTCCAAGAACATGTCGAAGCCGGCGGCCTTGACTTCAGTTTCCAAGGCTTTGCATGCGCCGTCGAGGGTTTGCATCAGGGCCTTGATTTCGCACAGCTGTTGCAGCTTAGCGATGTTGAATTCCTTCTTGTCCTGCTTGGCCTTTGCGGTAGCGGGCTTGTCGAGAGTCTTGGCCTTGGCGAACAATCCGGTCATTTTGTGCTCCATTCAACATGTGTTTGTCGATGGTTGAATTTTAGCACGATCCCGAAAAACAGGTAAATGAATCTGTAACGGCCTCTGGAAACTGTAACGGGGAGCATTGCTCCCCGTCTAGATTAAGCGGAAAAACCGCTTAGCTGATGATAGCTACCTTGTAATTGATGGTCTCTGTTGCAGCAGGTGTCAACAACAAGCGAAGTTCGCCGCTGATTACATCCGCAGAGAACGGACCGAATGTCGTGTCTGACAGAACCTCCATACCCTTCTGCATAAACGCTGTTCCACCAACATGAACAACCATATACTCGACCATTTGAACTTTGGTACCGTTCGAGATGGTAACGATGAACTTAGCACCGTCGAGTGTGTTGTCCACGGAAGCAAGAACAATTGCGGTGGAAGCAGTAACGGCAACGGATGTACCGGTCAGAGCTGCAACCGGCACGTTCAAGTTCGTCAGACCAGAGCCATCACCTGAGAAGTGGCCTCCGTTCGCAAGAACCAAATTACCAGCTGAAGTCAACGTAAGGCGTGGCGTGCTGCCTGTGTAGAAGACGATATTCGCCGCGTAGTAGTTCGTAATCTTCAGATCGAGGGCGCTGTTAGTCTGGATGCCGCCGACTGCTGAGTTGTTCCAGAAGAACGAAATACTGCCGGTGCCGTTGGAGCTTTGACCCTTGAATGTCGTTGCACCGTAGACTGACAATGTGTTCGTCGAATCACCAGCACCACCGATACCAACAGTACCGAAGGTGGTGTTCACCTGCAGAACAGGGTTAGCTCCAAAGCCGCCAGACCCATTGTTGTACTGCACCCAGCCAGCTGAACCGCCTGGAGAAACAGTAGAAATGGTAGACCAAGAACCGTCACCACGCAAGTACGTAGTAGAGTCCGCAGTACCGGAGCCGAGGCGCGCCGTACCAACAGTGCCAGAAGTCAAGTTGCTTGCATTGAGGTTTGACAAGTCTGGAGCTGGAAGCGTAGACCAAGAACCGTCACCACGCAGGTACGTCGTCGAGTCTGCTGTACCGGTGCCAAGACGCGCTGAACCAACTGTTCCACTTGTAAGGTTCGACGCATTCGTGACAGAGGTAGAGAGACTGGACACAGTCGTAGACAAACCACCAACAGTCGTAGACAAACCACCAACAGTCGTAGACAAACCATCCACTGTTGTAGACAGGTTGCCGACAGTCGTAGACAGGCCAGTAACGGATGTAGACAAACCATCCACTGTCGTAGACAGATCACCGACAGTCGTAGACAAAGTCGTCAGTGAACTCTGCGACGCAAAGTCCCCAGCGGTAATGATGTCTTCCACGTATAAGTCAAGACCATCAACGTCGGTGGCTGACGTAAAGCCCCATGTAGGAGCGGTCCCAGCACCATTTGACATGAGCACCTGCTTGGCGGTACCAACTTGACCGCCAATTGACCACGCGCCTGTTGTGCCAATGCTCAAACGGGCGGTACTGCCTGTGCTAAGGGTGATGACGTCAGAAACCACGCTCACATTGGAGTTCGCTTGCCACGAAAGAGCAGCAGCGTTCCATACAACCGTGTCACCATTCACTGGTACTTGCCCTTGCCCCGCGCCATCGCCAAAGCCAAATGATGCTCCGCCGTCTTCCGCCATGAAGCGCGTGTTGTACGCTGCTGGCAACAAGAACGACGCCCACTCGTCGCTCGCGTAGTCATACGCAAGGAACGGAGTTACTGCACCATTTGGAATTGAACCATTAACGTCTGTCAGCGCGGAGAGAGTAGTAACACCGACTGGCAGAGTAGTTGGAACCCACTTGCTAGTAGCGGCATTGTAAGAGAGATACTGGCCATCAGTTGGTGGCGTGGCGGTGAACGCGAACTTCGTAAACGCTGATGATGCGATGAAGTTAACGTTCTCGACCGGGAAGTTTGCAGCCGTCCACTTATCTGTGGCGCTAACGTACTTCAACAAAGATACTTCACCGCCGATGAGAGCACCAAGTTCATCAACGTCAACGTCAGTCAGTTCGCTCACAATGTGCGCGCCAGAACCAGCGGTAATTTGACCTTGCAACTCATCAAGCGCGGATTGCAGATTGGTCACGTCAGCAATTGCGTGCGCGTGAACCACTGCAGCGTAATCGCTGTGCGTGTGACCAACTGCGGACTTACCGTCCAGAGACGTCTGCAAATTGCTGATCGACGAAATTGAATGCGAGTGGTTCGCATACGCACGGTTATCGAGCTCGTTCTGCAGACCGGAGACAGCGCTGATGGAGTGCGTGTGCGAAGTATCAGCCTTGGTATCCAGTGCTGTTTGCAGGTTGCTGATCGCCGAGATATCGTGGCCGTGGCCAACATCAGTCTTACCGTCAAGCGCCTGAGAAAGTGTCTGCCCAGAACCGGCGTCAAAGGAACCAGTGCGATCAACAGAGGCGTAGATTTCGCTGAATGCATTCAGGTGAGAACGATTCGCCTTGTTGTTCAGTTCAGTTTGCAGGCCGGAGACTTCAGGTACGGTGTGCGTGTGGCTTGCGGGTGCGTAAACGCCGTCGTGGTTATGACTTACATCCGCGTACTCGGTGTGCGTGTGGCTCGTGCTCGACTTGCCGTCAAGAGCCGTTTGCAGATCGGTCACGTCAGCAATTGCGTGCGTGTGGACTGTGTCAGCCTTACCGGTGTCGAGTGAATCAACCGCATTTTCCAGCGTGGTAATGGCGTTTGCGTTTGCGTCAAGCTGATTCACTTGAGTCGACGTCATCAGACCACGGCTCGATGAGTTCGCGTTTGAAACGTTGATGTTGACAACGCGTTCACCAAGACCGTTGATGGTATCAGAGACTGCAACAGGGGTTGTCCCAGTAACCAACAGCGAGTTCACGGCTGCTTGGTAAACTTGCGGGAACGTTTCAGCGTCGATACCAAGCAATACGGTGTTGCGATTCTTAACGAAACCGGCGCGATAAGCCATGAGACCAGCTGGGCGAGTCAATGTCAACTGGCCGTTGTAATCAACGTAAAGTGGTTCACCTGCGTGGTTTGCGAAGTCCCACTGGTCATGCGTGATTTCGCCAAAAGGCGCCATGTGGCCAACATCACCTTGCGCAAGGGATTCCAAGATAATGCCGACTGGGACGCGCGCAGGAATCAATGCAGGGTTTGAGCTCGCTAGACGAACGGTGTCATCATCAGAGAAGTACACCAGCGACATAGCTGGAATGTTTTCACCTGCACGAACTGGAACGATACGATTGACTGGCTGAACGAGGACGCCAGATGTGCCAACAGTAGTTTCAACTCGAACTGGCGTGTCATCAGTCAGAAATTCACCGTTTGACTGGCGGAGTGGCTGCAACATGCTATCTCGCATGATGAAGCCAGGGTTGCCAGGAACATCCAACGCAACTTGCGTGCCTTGCAGTTGATGCACGAGTTGGTTGGTGTTGCCGTTCAACACGGTGCCTGCGAATACGCGGGCTTTGACTTGCCACTTGTTGCGAGCGGCGTTCCACACCTTCATGGTCGTGGTTGTCAAATCGAACCAGTGTTGGTCGTGTTGCTTTGTCGGTTCAAGAGCAGACACGATCAATGGAAGCAGCGTGATACCGTACGTCACCTCAGCGGTAAGCAGGTCGATATCCCAGAACAAATAGTTGTTCGTGCCAGGAGTTACTGGACCCCATGCAGCATCTACTGCACGGTCAAAGTGCATCAGGTAATCTGACGAGCCGTGAGCTGCAGTAGCAACGGTGGGGGTAGGTGAAATTACGTGTGCCACAAAGCCAGAAGTCTGGCTTGGGTGAAGGAAGATGGCAGAGCCGTTGTCCTTTTGGAAGGAGATGAGGCCTTGGCGGAAATTGGTGCGCATTCGTTACTCCGTCTTGTCTTGTGCTGTCTTGATCGACTTTTCGTCCAGCAGCTTCGCACCCTTGGACTCGTATCCATACTTAGCGGCTACATACTTGCTGTACGCTTCTACACCACCAACATAAGCCAGGTAGACGCCGAACAGGCCTTCTGTAAGGCCGCCAGTAAGTGTAAGTTTGACCATGATCCAAGTAGCTGTCAAACCACCGATCAACTGCAGAACCTTGGTAAGAGAAACCGACTTGCCGTTGTTTGTGATGACGCCAGCAAAGTCAAGCTTTTCTGAGCGGTAGATACGCCAGAACAGGAACAAAATGCCGGCCACATCGCCAGCGCCCAGCATAAGGATTGATGTGGTCATGTTGATTTCGTATCCGAAGATGGTCACGATGGGCTCCTAGGTGAGATAGGCTATTTAGGGTCGAATGCAATCGTGGGCTCACGGAGCCCACGCTATTTGTCACCTAATGCCTGTAATCTCACGCCGCCTCGTCTAATGGCTCCGTGTATTCACGATGGAAGACCAGACCAAAATCGATTGCCGGTACATCTTCCGGTTTAAGAGATGATTTCGCCTGAATCGTCAAGTGCGGGGTGAAAGACTGATAGTCATGCGTACCGCCTTGCCCGATAAGCTGATCGTGACGAGCGACTAGCGATGTGCAAGAAAGCTTCAGCACTAGACTGTCGCCGAACTTATCGAAACCATTGCCGGTTGCAACGAATTCGTCCGAACATGGAACCACATTGACGATCTTTCTGGAGTACAGGGTGGTCACGTGGAGGTCCGGATCAAGCTCAACGCAATTCGAGTCGGCCCAGGCCCTGAGAAGAGCTAAGGTCGACTCGGTTGGGATGACGGCGACGTATGTACCAGTCGCCTTGATTTCCCGAAGTAGCATTACGCCAGTGCCTTGCGTAGCTCTGGCAGACTGCCAATCACGACGCCTTCCTTCATGATCTGTGGCATCATGCGAGCACCTGGGATCAAAGCCAGAAGGTCGTCTCGCCCGATGTACTCCGAGTCAGCTGTCTTTGATTGTCCAACATCCAAGTGAACAGTTTTGTACTCGAGGCCTTTGCTCTCAAGCAGGGCTTTTGCCTGATCACATTGCGGGCAGTTTGGTTTGGTGTAGACGGTGTACATGTCAGATCTCTGGGAGTTCGTCGTAGTTGATTTCGGAAGTCATAGCGCCAATCACGTAAGATACAGACTCGTTCTCTTGCAGCGCAGTCTGTGTCTTGTTCGTGTTCAAGTGCTTATTGAACCATGGCAGCGGAGCACTCTTGATACCAGCGTCGAACTTGACACCAATTTCCTTGAAGCGGAACTGAGCGGTCCAGTCCACTTGATTACACATGATCTTCTCGTTCAGGCCGAGGCATGTGCCCTTCTTGAATTGGTGCTTTGCCCAACGGTGCTCTTCGTCACGAACGTCGATGAGCATGTCGTACACTTCCTGTTTGCACTCTTCCTTGACCTGACGGAAGCGTGGATCGTCCTTGACGATGGTGTTGAGGATGTACGCGGTGGCGTCGGTGTGGAGCAGCTCGTCCGCCAGAATCAGGCTGATGATGTTGCCGTTACCGATGAAGATCTTGTTCTCCACCATGCCGAGCGACGTACTGAAGGACACCATGAAGCGAATGGCTTCTAGGCCGTACGACGCAACGAGTGCGAGGTAGATTGCCTTGACGAGGGCGTGCTCGCTGACTTCCACACCGATCTCACGCTGACAGTTCAGCAGATGCAGGGAGTGGTAGTACTTGTCAATGCCAGACAACATGCCAACGATTTCGCCGGTGTCATGGATCGCGTTAAACTGCTCAGTCGGCATCTGATAGATGTTCCGAATGATGTGCGAGTATGACTCACTGTGGATCTGTTCGAAGGCGGACCACCACTGCACCCAAGCTTCGATTTCAGGCACAGAACACACTGGCGTGAAAATCTGGACTGGTGCGCGACCCTGGATAGAGTCCAGAGCCGTTTGGCGCAAGAGGTTCTGGGTGAAGATGAACTTCGTGGCTTCGTCAGCCTTTGAGAAGTCAATCTTGTCCTTAGTCAGTGTGACTTCATCAGGCACCCAGATAGCGCCACGCTGGGTCTTGGTGAACTTATCCAGACGTGGATATGCAAATTGGTCATAACGCTGGATGGTCACGGACCCTTCCGGGTCCAGGAACATCTGGCGCTTGCTGTAGTTGGTTTGTTTTGAAAAATCGAGCTTGCTCACAGTACACAGCTTTCACAGTAGTCTTCGCCTTCGGCCTCAGCATTGAGGTCCTCGACGATCTTGTCTTCACCCTTGGTTTCTTCGGCTTCAGTTTGCTTGACAGCTTCCATGGCAGCCTGCTTCTCAACCAAATGATAGTAGAAGGACTTGACACCCCACATTGCAGCCAACATCATGTTGCGAATCACGACGTTGATGTCAACCTTACCGTCCTTGAAGTATCGTGGCGAGTAGAACGTATCAGCAGAGATGCCTTGGTCGGTGTACACTTGCAACACCGCAACGGTCTTGATGTACTCTAGGCAGTCCTTCTGGTCCCACAGAAGTTGATAGAAGTTCTTGAGCTTTTTGTACTCAGGAACGACTTGAACGAAGTCACCAGCCTTGGAGCGCTTCGTCACTATCAACTGCTTCACGAAGTTCACGCCGTTCGTCGAGTTCAGCACGACGGACGACGATTCAACTGGGGCGATCGCAATGGTAGTCGCATTGCGAACGCCATATTGGAGCATTTTAGCTCGCAGCGCTTCCCAGTCCAAGTCTTCGCATGGGGTGAAGTCCGTAAGTTCGTTCACACCTTCAGCGCGCAATTCCCACGGGAAGATACCTTGGCCGTACCGTGTCTTCGAGGACATTTCACAGGCGCCCTTTTCCTTGGCGAGCTCAACGCTCATCTCGGTTAGGTAGAACGCTTGGTGTTCCATCCAGCGCTTGACTTCAGCCAGTGCCTCCGCTTCACCGTACTTCATCTTGCGCTTGGCGTGCCAGTACGCAAGGTTGGTTACACCGATACCCAAAGGTTCGAACTCCTTGTTGTGCATTTCAGAGTGCACAGACAGGAAGTCTTGGTACTGCAGCAAGTTGTGCAGGGCGCGGTGCAGCAAGCGTGCTGGTCGGCGCATTTCTTCAGGGTGGCGGAACACGCCCCAGTTCAACGAACCGAGTGTACAGAGCGCGATACGACCAGTGTCTTCTTTGAGCTCGAACGTGTAGCTTTCGGGCGTTTGCTCGACGACACGAGGCGACGTCAGATGACGCGGCAAGTTTGTCAAGTAAGACACTGCATCGGAGATGGACTTGGTGACTCGGGTGAGTTTGAACTTCCCGATCGCCTCAGTCGGCAGCATGATCTCGGTGCAGAGGTTCGTCTGATAGATTGGGTGAACCAACGGATCGAACGGGCCTTGGCGCTGAACGTTATCGATGTTCAGAAGGTAAATGCGACCTGTTTCGGCGCGCTCTACCATCAGCCATTCCTTCATGACCTTTTCGGCAGGCTCAACTTTCTTACGGAGGTCAGTGCGCTTCTCGTATGCAACGTACAGTTCTTCGAACTTCTTGATGTCGCGATAGAAGGCTTCGTACAGATCAGGCACTTCGTTCGGATCGAAGAACGTAATCACGCCCTTCTGTTTGAAGCGACGCCAGAAGAACGAGCTCAGCACGACACAGTAGTCCAATTGACGGACTCGGTTCTCTTCAGTGCCCTTGTTGTTCTTCAGAACGATGAAGTCGTCGAACTGGTAGTGCCAGATTGGAAGGTTGACAGTTGCGGATGCATTGCGAATACCACCTTGCGAACAAGAACGCAGGTCACCGAACCACTTCTTCAAGAAAGGTAGGATGCCAGTGTGCATCACCTCGCCTTGGCGAATTGGCGCGCCAAGTGGACGCATGCGTCCAAACTCGAGGCCAATGCCCGCACGCTTTGCAGCGTAGTTCGCCATGACCTTGCCTGTATCGAAGATCGAATCAAGGTCATCGTCGGAACGAAGCAACACGCATGAGCTGAACTGCTTAGTCTTCGTGCCAAGACCGGCCAGCACTGGCGTAGCCAGCGTGAACATGCCATCTGAGGCAGCGTTGTAGAAGTCACGTACCCACTTCAGTCGGTCCTTGGTCTCTGCGTGGAACGCAGTAGCCGCAGCAACCATGTACCGAATTTGTGGTGTCTCAACCATCAAACCAGTTGCGCGGTTCCGAACAAGGTACTTCTCAATCAACTGCTCAACGGCAGCATAAGGAAGCTCTTCATCCTTGCTGTGATCGATGTGCTTTTCGAGCTGGTCCCACTCATCTTCGCTGTACCACTCAAGCAGTTCAGGCGAATACAAGGCGAGCTTGACGTTGTTCTTGACGACGTCGAAAAGGCGGGGCGGGTGATATGAACCAAAGACGTCCTTGCGCAGCATCGTGATGCGCTGCTTGCCAGCCACGTGCTGATAGTTCACGTTACCAACGTCAGGGTTCAGCTCCTCGTCAATCAAGTTCACCATCGCCTTCAGCGCGATTTCATCGAGCTCTTTCGTGGTCATCTTGTTTCGGAAGTGCGGGTGCGCCGCAATTTCGATCATGGATGGAGAGACGTCAGGCACGCCTTCACAAACCTTCGCGATTTGCGCTTGCCACTTTGCAAGATCAAATTTTTCTTCTGTGCCGTCGCGTTTGATGACGACGTCGATATCGTTGGTGTTCATCCGTTTAATTGTTGTCGCGTGGTTGTTGGGGCAGCAACTGCTGGCGCTTCAGAACGAAGAGCCACAGCAGCCTCAGGATTTTGCTGAATGATGACCTTGGCGATCAGCTCACGACGAAAATCGTTTTCTTGATCAAGCGTCATCTTTGGTATACCGCTGGCGAATCGCCTTGCGGCCTCCTGTCCCATCAAATACTCTACGAAGTCCATGTTATACGAGACCGCTTTACTGGTCACCGTAGTGAAAACCCGAGGAGGATCAAAGTCCCTCAACTTCGGTGCAGAGAAGTCGTCTTCCATACAGAATTACATTGTAACGAGTGGTGACCCCGAAGCCCACTCAGAGTGGGCTCAGGATTCATTTGATTAGGACAGAGGACCGCGAACGAAGTCTCGAATCTCATTGATTCGGCGCAACCAGCCCCCAATGAACTTTACTTGGGATGGATTCGCGGCAACGATATCGCGGTAGAATTTTTCACGCCGATCGCAGAGCATACGGCATACGTCGAAATCATTCATGGCCTTAGCCATGCGGGCGGTTCCTGGGCCGACGCTACCGTCGATCGGCTTTGCACCGACGACTTCTTGCAGGAACTTGGACGCGCGTCCCACACCATGGTTGACGCAACCGTCAAAGTGCAGAACAGCAACACGTGGAGTCAGGAGATGGCACCCACCAGCAACCCAGTACTTGTCGTAATAACGTTGCTTGGCTTGCGCCCAGGTCAAACCCGTAATGTCTAGATCGGTGTTCGCGTTCTTGGCTACACCAAACTTTGTTTCACCACCCCTATCGTCAGGATCATTCACGTACCCGACCTTTTTACGTTGAGGCGGTGTTTGGATGAGACCGAGTTGGGTCTCTTTATCATTGGCGTTGAACCAACCACCAACTTCGTACAGCATGGCGTGCGCCACGGCACGCTCAAAAGCGGGTGTAAAGTCTGACATATAGGCTCCTGTTTAGGGAGCCTATTTATCATCTGCCGTCAGCGGTTATGGACGAAGAAACTCGACGAAAGGAACGAGAATGTCCTTACCTCGAAGCTTCACCAGCCAATCATCTGGCACCTCATACATGGCGCCTGCCAACCCGCCGGCAACACAGGCGGTTGTGTCCGTATCATCACCGAGACTGATGGCGTGCTGAATGATTGACCTGAAATCTGTTCCCTGACGAATAGCCCAGACGGCAGACCAGAACGAATCGATCACCCAGCCGCGCCCATTGACTTCATTGTGCTCATAAGCGATCAACGTCTTGGAGCCGTGAACCAGAGAATCCTTGAGTGCAGTCTCAAAGTCAACACCATTCAGCAGCTTGTACGCCAGCAGAGCGTATACCTTGCAAGTGCTGATAGAGTCCTCCGTGGCGTGCGTCACGATACTGTGCATGCCTCCGAGCCGAAGAGCTTCTTCCTCAGAGGTTGCAACGAGCGCTGGAGCAAGACCACGCATCAGCGCGCCGTTACCGCTTGCCCAATCCTCATCTTTGCGCGTCGTTGGGTCTGCACCACATTCGATCTCGGACAGTGCACACGCTGTCTGGTTTCCAATGTCGAACACGTTCCCACCGACAGCCATGTACCCATTGTGACGCCAGTTGATGGCACGACCGGCGAAACCGTGGACCCATGCTGCCCCGTCGGTGCCGTCCATGAGTGACTCAAGCAAGCACAACAGAAGGGCACCATCATCAGACCAGGTACCATCGGGCATCCCATACGTCCGATAAAATCGACGACCCATCATGTCAGTTGTTGGTGGTGACATGTCAATGAGCTTTCGCTCTGGTAAGCTCATCGGGTCTTTGAACTCGTAAGGAACGCCAGCGGCGTCCCCAAGTAAGGCGCCGTACAGCGCGTTCAGCTTATCCAAGAATGTCGCCGACTGTGCGACCGCCCAGATAGCGCCACAAATCGTTCGGACCAACGACTACACCGCGAGAGGTGGTTTTCCCATGCATCTTACCGGGTGAAATGGCGTGAACGACGGCGTTCGCCTTCTCAACTGCTGGATAGATGCATGAACCCTTTTGCTCCCAGTTGGCGACACGAATCGTGGCCGTAATCAGCTTGCCGTCTTCTGGTGAGAACACGAACGCTTCATGCGCGAACGATGCGCAAGCAGTTACTGGGACTGCGTCAACAGTGTACGTCTCACGATCCACGATCAGAATGTTCCACGCACCTGGAACCTTGACTTCAGAGTCTTCGATCAGCGATGTAACCGTTGGACCGAGCGTCTCTTCAAGATACGTGATCTCAGTAAGCTTGAAGTCAAGTTGCTGAGCGCTGAAGGTCCAGTGAAAACGACTGCCTTGCGGCAGCGGCGCGGTCAGAGAGTCGACCACATATGGTCGGTTGACTTCAGAAAGAATAATCATTTGAGCTTTACTTCCGGGTATGGACGATACGTTGGCCAAGATACAAACAAAACTGTTGAAGGATCATTAACGCGGACAATCTGGAGCTGTCATTCACGTTCATGAAG